ATAACAAGATTGATATCTAAATTATTTTCTTGCATGTTTTCTCCTGTATAAGAAGTTGGAACAATAATTATACCAGACGAGATTCTAATTCATCAACTTTTATAGAAAGTTGTTCAATTGCCTCTTGTTGCTTACGACATACCTCAAGCAAGAATACCGACATCTTACTATATGTCACAGCAAATGGTACCCCGTCTTTATAATTCACTAACTGCGTCACCCCTGCCTCTTCAACTTGTTCTGCAATAACCCCATATTCCAAGTATCTTTCATCACCCTCTCCCATTTCACTTGTATCTTTATAATAAAAAGTAACAGGTTGAATTGCAAGAATTTTTTTATAGTCAATATCAAGATTATTCACGTTTTCTTTAAATCTTATGCTTGAGGTTGGTGCCACAAGGGTGTTGTTGTCGTTTACAAGAACATCAAGAGTTGGTCGATTAGCTGCACCTTGACCATATAAATCGTTGTCTCTAACAATTCGCATTGTATAGCCAGCAGTGTCGCCATCGCCAAAGTTTACATGAGTTCCAGACGCAGTGAACTTTCCATGCCCTTTTGCATCCGTGTACTCATCATGTTGAAATATACGAGTATTGATTCTATAAGCTCCAATTAGAGTAGTTGAATTACTACCACCATCTTCTGCATTGCCCACAACAGAGATACCACCTGATGAGTCTGCTCTATTAAGGTAGACTGAAGTTGCATAATTACCAAAAATGGTATTAGCACCAATGGTCGTTTTAATTTGTCCACTAGTAGCAAGTTCAATACTTGATGTATAACCACCACCTATTCCTGGATCTTGGCCCGATGCTGTTAATGTTGTGTTGGACAAAGTAAAGGCACCTACCCTTCCACTTGTTGCGGTCAACGCACCGTTGTAGTCAACATTAAATGTACCGTTGTTAAATGACATTAAGGCGTTGTTGTCGTCTATATAAATTCTTGACACTCCACGAGCAGTTCCATCTGGAGCAACAGGCCTAGATTGCACATTAAAATATATACTTCCATCACTTCTTTGAACCCACGCATTCTCCCATCCCGTATTGCCAATTTTAATTCCGGAATAGTTAGCTGAACCATTTATATTGTTTCCAAATTGTGTAGTATTATTGACTCCAGACAAGATCGTCCCAGTAAAAGATCCACTTATAGCAGTAATTGTTCCAGTTATATTTGCACTTGTTGCAGTTAATGCTCCAGCTGGAGTTACTCTAAATTCTGCAGAAGCAAAAGTTTCGCTACCTAAATATATTCCATTTGAATCAGCCTTAAATACATTTTCTCCAGATCCTATAGTCATAGATCCGCCAGTAATAGTTGGGCCTGTTATTGCGGCTCCAGATATGCTTACACTACTTGCAGTCAATGCTCCTGTATTTGAAACCCTGAAAGGAGCAGTAGCTTTATTAGCTATGCTTGCTCCCGACCACATATTCCCATCAATATCAACATGGAAGGATGATATGTCATCGCCGCCTATATCTAATGCTGTTCTAACAGTTAAGTTGTTGAACTCAGCATCTCCCAAGCCTGATATTTTCCAACCAAGTTGTCCCTGAGCGTAATTAGAAGATTTAAGAATAGACGTTGCACCGTTGAGTGTTATTTCCGCTGCATTAATGGTCCCAGAAGTTATTTTTCCAGCAGTAAGGTTAGCGATGTGTGCAGACTTGATTAATGGGGTTGCTGCGGAAGAAGCTATGTTAGTCCAAGCAGAAGCATTCCCAGAAGTATCTATCGATCTTACTTTTGCGTAATAGACAACATTGTTAGTTGTAGTAGATCCATCAAAATTTGGAGTTGCACTTGAATTATCTAGAACGTCTACAGTAAAAACATTTGATATAGAATAACCTTCTAGAAAATAACTACCTTCATTTACTGGCAGATATTCCAACCCACTTTGGACTATTTGTCCTTGCGTATACACTCTGTACTGATACCACTTGAGGTCTATGTCATTAGAAGGGTTAAAAGAAATCATTATAGATTGATAATTTGCCGCAATCTCTAAATTGCCTAAATCTGTTGGTGCGTCTACTTTAGTCGGGACAGTAAACCTTATAACTGCACTAGGATCTAGGGTTGCGTTTAAATCTGCGTCTTTAGCTCTAACGGTTAAAAGATATTGTTTTCCGTGGCTTTAGGTTCTGTATGGTTTTTTTAATTATAGCCATTACCTAATCCCTCCAATTGATATAAAAGATAAATCTGGATTTATATTTTCTTCACCTAGTTGTATATTGAAATTTCTTAAAAATTGAATTTCTTTAATATATATATTTTTATTAGATGATAAAACATTTTTTTCTGCGGTTGTTTCTATTTCTATATAATAATCAAAATATTCCAAATTATATATATCTATTAATGTATCTTCTTTTAATATAGTGTTAAAACAATCGACATCGACCCAATCAAATATTACCTCTTCGGTTTCCTCTGTATTGTTAGCCTTCTTAATTATTCTATATTTAAAAATACCATGCTCTGGGCCAACCACTCCTTTGACCCTCATTTTTGGTCCTGAAAAATTGGCTAATAATTTAGACCCTGATTTTGTACTAAGATTATTGACCCAATCTGTGCCATCGTTAAAGAATGTTAATTTATATTTTTCATTTGAACTTTTATCTAAATTATATTGATACAGGTTAATGCTTGAAGGAGTAGAACTGTACATAGCGTAGTTCTCAGAATTATTAGATACTTTGTAATAATCAATTTGAGATTGGGTGTCTTGAATGTATTTTGAATATGTTAATCCATTTAAGTAGTCAACATAAGGTGTTGCGTGAATGTACTTAATATAATCTTTTCCATAGTAAAGGTTGTATTGAACATCAGATATTAAGCCTGTTGTATGATCTTTAGCAGATTTAAAATATAATATATCATTAACTATTTTACTCTGAACTGGAGTTGCGTCATTTGAGTTATTGACATTTTCGCAAACAACTAAATATGAATGATCCTGTTCTTCTTTAGCTAAAGATTGTGTATATAGATAATTTATATTGTTATTGGTTACTTTAGAGAATAACCAATCATTTCTATGAATAGAGTCTTTAATCTCAGGTATAGTTAATCCGTCTCTTAAGAGGAGGGTTGACAGAATTCAGCGTATATGGAGACGCTGAAATCATACTCGTGTTATTTAAATAATTAAACCATACCATATTAAAGCTCTAAATACATAATTTCAAAATCATACCTGTCTTTTATATTATCTGGGACGTTTATAGATATAATAGTATCTACAACTGGAACTCCACCATCAAGTATATCAGGTACGTAGGAATCTATCTTGATGTCTAACGAATCCGCTATATTAGAAAATTCATTTACTCTTATATCTTCTCTGGCAGAATCATAATCTATGTCTGTTGATTTTATTCTCACTGAACCATCAAACCCGTTGTGTGAGTGAGAACTAATGTCTACTCCATCTATGGTGACATCCGTATCAACATATATGTCACCAGTTATAGTCCCACCAGATTTAAGTAAATACTGAGGATGACTATCTGCGTCTAGATCATCCAATAAAGAGTGGCTTGATTTCATTGTTTCTGTAATAGAAGGTCTATCTATAACTGCATATTGTAAAACCCTTACGTATCTTTCATCAAACTCAGATGTGACCACCCTGTTCTTGGTTATGGCTTTTGCCGATAACTGAGAAATGTATAAAACATACTTTCTTCTTAGTAATATAGATTGATACAAAGAATCTATTTTCTTAATCATTATATTTTTTCTTTCAAAAAGATCTGTTAATAATGATTTAAAGTTTCCTTCAATTGCTAATACTGCTGTCACTGCTTCTTCTGCTAATCTAGGAGCATCATTTCTCATATTTGTTGTTCTAAAGTCTAAAGCTAAATCACTTCCAACTTTAGTCTTAAATTTTAAAGCTGGACTTAAAAAGTTAGAATAAAAGTTATCGCAGTCTTCTATTAAATCTTTTCTTAAAGATTGTAACTGATTATCTATTCCAACAGTTTCAGAATTTACTCTGATCGAAAAAAATGTTTGAAATTGGGCTGCTTGTTTTTTAGAGATTTGATCCACTTCGGACTCTGGGATAAGGACTGGGGAGGACGGGATTGACCTTTCAAAGAGCCCCTTATAATGGGTCGCCATTTTGAGCCAGTATAGGTAGTGTGTTGCAATTTGTTGTTGTGATTCATCTTCATATAAATCTCCAAAGTCTGAATCCAATGATCTTTGTATGCATTTTGCCTCATTTAATATTGATAATGTTATTTCTCTAAAAGAATATATATGACCAAAAGTTGTTGTTGATATTAATTGATCATATTTATTTATGAAGGTTCTACAACCTCTGCATGCGTGTTTTGCGGCGTATTTGTATTGTTCAAAAGGAACAAAATTTGGTATAGGATATTTTAAATTTGGATTATCTGGACTTGGGTCTATTGGTTCAATCTGATTAAAGCCTGTATTTAATTTATTCCAGATATGCCTATGAGATTCCTCCAACGTAGGATCACTATATGGATCTAGATTTACTTGAGACAGGATCGTGCTTAAGTCATCGACAAAAGTGCTCAATAGTTTTACTGTTGCCCTACATTCGTTTTTTATATCAGATATAGGTAAGCTGTAATACTCAGTTGTCCCTTTTCCAAATTTACTTACATTTGTTGAATCCTCAAAAGCAGATTTTGGTCTTTTTTCTTGCTCGCTTCCATACGGAGAAACGCCATTTAATCCATAATCTCCAAAAAGATTTTTTTGTACTGGTTGTATTTGATTTATATTTTGAATTGTCATTTTAATCCTTAAAACATTTTTCTAACACTATGTTTACTTGATCGTCTTGTTGAACGTCCACCTAATCCATTAGTTCTTCCTGATGAAATAAAACTTTTATTAGAATGTGATTTTGGATCATCATCAGAATCTATAAGGTTGTCTTGGTTCGGCATGAAGAATGTATTTGAGAAAGCCATTGAATTTGTTGCTGATTTGATTTTGCTAAATTCACCAAAGTTTTGCGTTATAGCCAATAAAGCCAACATTAGTGCGTCATGAGCATGGTCCATTGCTGATCCACCAGCTTCAAAAACTGGCCTACCAGATTGAGTCATTCTTACTACGACGTAAGATATTAATTGATTATAAAGTTCTTCATCAGAAGAAGGAATCATCAATTGCTCTTTTTCTAGATACTGGGTAAGGTTATCTACCATGTAAGGTTTCATTTCCTTTTTTACGAGTAGCTTAGTGTATGGATCCCTAATTTCTACTGACTCACCAAAACCAATACCTTTGACTCGTTCCCTTAAATTTGATGCTGGATTTTCCATGCCATATTTATGAAGCAGTTCCACTTGGACTTCTCCATAGCCTCTGTCCACATATATAAATTTAGGGTTAAACCTTGCGTTTAATTCCACCAATCTACTAACTGCTGTAGTTAATGTGTATTCGGATTTTTTGATTTCTTCTCTATATGCAACTCTGACCTTGCCTCTAAATCTTTCCTCTTCATAGGTGTCATGACAAGCTTCAAGTACAACTATATTTGTACCTGCACCGTACTTATCCCAGTCAACTCCAATAGAATAAAAACTACGCGCTGAAGTAGCTTCAGGAATATATTGCCAAGCAGGATCTATGAATGCTCTATCCACATACTTTCTTGGATAAACACCTTCAGAATCTTCTCCCCAATCTGCTTCAATTTCATGTCGATAACCAGACTCGGAATATTCTTCCCTAAATTCATCTTCTTGTTCTTTAGCAAAAAATGGGTTGCAATAAGAAGGAAACCAAAACTCTTTAAATCTTTCGGATCTACACCACTCCCAAAATCTTTCTCTTCTACCAGTTGGAGTAGAAGCTCCGATTAAAACTTTATCGGGTTGATCTTCTGCAGTCTTTTGAAGCATTGCGTACAGTGCATCAAGGTCGTCTGGATTCATGTAATCCATTTCGTCAAGAACAATTAAGTGAGCTTCTTGACCACGAGCTACGTCAGATTTTCCGTCCTGATCTCATACCAGATGTAAAGAATCTAATTGTTGACCCATTTGAAAACTGAATCATAAACTGAGGAGAGGTTACTTTTCTTGTTATCGAGTTAGTCACTATATCACTCTTGGACGCTAAGCGTAAAATTTCTTGATAGATCAATTCTACTTGAGTCTTCATTGGAGCTATAACTAAAGAACGTCCATCCTTATGAGTGTAGCTATAGTGCAAAAGGTAAATAGCCATACTAAAAGTTTTACCTAAACGACGACCAGCTCTTAATACTTTTCTTAAAGATGGGTCTCTTAATATCAAAGTTTGATATACTCTGGTATCAGCTTGTAAGAAATGTTTTGCCCACCTGCATGGGTCTTTGGCTATATGTATTTGCTTTTGTTGCTCGGAAGATATTCCCATTTTTAATAAATCATCATCTATTTCAAATGGTTCATCGATTAATAATGCTAGTTCACTTTTAGTTAATGGTCTTTCTAAAACTGGTGTTCCATCATTCCATGCAAGGTGTTGTAACTTATTCTTGAATACCCATTCAATTCTATTAATTTGCTTTATTGTTTCTGGGTCTTGTTCGTGAATAATCTCAAGCAAGTCTTCCCTTGAAAAGGTTTCTAGTTTTTTTCTAAATTCTTTTGTTGATTGTGACATAGTTTAACCAAAGTGGGCGGCCATCATGGCACCCTCTGCTCCTAATAGTGACCTAGCATTCATTCTACTGTTTTGAATTGCTTGGACTCCTCTTGCTCTTGAGGTTGCGGCAACTTCGTTATCTTTATAGCCTGCACCAAATATACCATTATTCATAGTTCCTGTCATGGATTTTGCTGCATCTTTTCCAAAATTAATACCAGCTTTAATACCTGAACCTGCTAGCTTACCCAGTTGCAAGGCTAGATCTGCTGCAAATATTAAGTTAACTCCAGGAATAGCTGCTAATAAAGCTTCACCCGCAATAGCAACTCCCATCTTAGCTCCTCCTTGTGCAACTAGCTGTTTCATGCCACCTGCGCCAAAAGATTTTACTAAACCTTTTTTAGTTGCTTGCATAGCCATGTTCTCAGCTTGTTGAACTGAGGTAAGACCTGCACCTGCAGATATACCTCTGCTTAAAGCTCTATTTCTTAGGCCTGGACTAGTTTCTAAAGCTTTAGCTAATGGAGATGCTATTGCTTCTGCGTTGGCTGACATTCTAACTAGATTACCACCAAACATTTTTTCTGCAGCTCTTCCAGCATCAGAGAACATTGCGTCTCCTCCACCAGTTGTAAATATTCTTTCCGCAAAAGCTCTAGACTTAGTTCCTCTCATGCCTTGTGCCGTTGCAAAACGCATTGCTCCAGAATCGCCCATATTCATGCCAGTGCTTTGGAAGTGAGCAAACGCATCTGCGTTGTTCATCTTTAAAACTCTACTAGCAGTTAGGTTTGCTTTGTCAACTCTTCTTGAACCCATTATTCCTGATGAGAAAGCAGCTCTTTCATATTTAGAAACAGCTCCAAGTCTTCCAGTAACTCCACCTTCAAAAAAGTCTTGCTTTTGGTAAGTTCCACGACCGTTGCCAGCCATTACGTTCCTACTTCTGCCTATGAAATTGCCTACAGCGTTTCCTGCTCCCTGGAACATTCCTCCACCAAGAGGAGAGTAAAAACCAGCATGGTGTCCACCAAAAACAGATGCTGAAGAAAATCTACCAGACATCATTCTTCTTGGGTTGAGATAGTGAAGACC